AAATTTAGTATGGAAAAAGCTCCAGCTAGTCAATTCTTTTTAGAATATATAGCTAGACCTGATACTGCTGAAATGTTTTTTGAAGATGTATTAATGGCATTAGTATTTTATGGCATGCCAATACTTGCAGAAAATAATAAACCAAGATTATTATATTATTTAAAGAGAAGAGGATATAGGGGTTATTCGATGAATAGACCGGATAGAATATGGAATAAATTATCAGTTGCTGAAAAAGAAGTAGGTGGTATACCAAATTCAAGTGAAGATATAAGGCAAGCTCATGCTGCAGCTATTGAAAGTTATATTAATAGCTATGTAGGATTAAAACCAGATGATACATATGGTAACTTATATTTTAATGATACATTAAACGATTGGGCTAAGTTTGATATAAGTAATAGAACAAAATTTGATGCCGCTATTAGCTCAGGGTTAGCGATTATGGCATGTAATAAGCATTTATATGCACCACAACAAATAAGACAAATAAGTAATAAAGTAAATTTTAGTTTTGCTAAATACAATAATAAAGGCAATATTTCAAAAATAATAAACTAGATGGCTAAGATAACAACAAAAAGTAATTTTCCAAGTCAAGCCGTTACTGACATTGAGAAAGCTGACATAAGCTATGGTTTGCAAGTTGCAAAAGCTATTGAAGCTGAATGGTTTAAAAAAGACTCAGGAAGTACACGTTATTTTGCAAATAGAGACAATTTCCATAGATTAAGACTATATGCAAGAGGAGAGCAAAGTATACAGAAATATAAGAATGAATTATCTATTAATGGTGATTTATCTTATCTTAATTTAGATTGGAAGCCTGTACCTATTATACCTAAGTTTGTAGATATAGTAGTTAATGGAATACAGGAAAGAACATATGATTTAAAAGCATATTCAGTTGATGAAACAGCAAGTAAAGCAAGAACTAAATTTGTTAATGATATGCTTAACGATATGTATGCTAAAGAGTATGCAAATAAGTTACAATCAGCAATAGGTGTTAATACATTTACAAACGACCCTACAACTATACCACAAGATGAAGATGAATTAAATCTTCACATGCAATTAAACTATAAACAATCAATAGAAATTGCACAAGAACAAGCAATAAATAATGTATTTGCTTTAAACAAATACGATTTATTAAAGAAAAGGCTTGATTATGATATAGCTGTACTAGGTATGGCGTGTGTTAAAAATAGCTTTAATACAGCTGAAGGAATTAAATTAGAATATGTTGACCCAGCTGATTTAGTTTATTCATATACTGAATCACCATACTTTGATGATATATATTATGTGGGGGAAGTTAGAAGAGTTAATATTTCAGAACTTAAAAAACAATTTCCATATTTAACAAATGAGGATATTGAAAAGTTACAAAATAATGGTGCTGCAAATACTAAGTTATATAATAAAACATATACTACATCAGATGCTGAAGATAAAAATTATGTTTATATATTATATTTTGAATATAAAACTTTTGAAAATCAAGTATATAAAATAAAACAAACAGCAACTGGTTCTGAAAAAGCAATAGTTAAAACAGACGAGTTTAATCCACCTAAAGATGCAAGATCAAGATTTGAAAAAGTAAACAGATCAATTGAAGTTTTATATTGCGGCGCTAAAATTGTAGGTCAAGAAAAAATACTTAAATGGGGCAAAGCAGTAAATATGACAAGACCAAAGTCAGATATTACTAAAGTACAAATGAGTTATTCAATTGTAGCACCAAGAATATATAAAGGTAAACCGGAATCATTAGTGGGCAGAATGACTTCATTTGCTGACATGATTCAAATAACACATCTTAAATTACAACAAGTACTTTCAAGAATGGTGCCGGATGGTGTATACCTTGATGCAGATGGATTAGCTGAAGTTGATTTAGGTAATGGTACTAATTATAATCCACAAGAAGCATTAAACATGTACTTCCAAACTGGTTCTGTTATTGGTAGATCAATGACCCAAGATGGTGATTTTAATGGAGGTAAAGTTCCTATTCAGGAATTACGTGCTGGGGGTGGTAATGCTAAAATAGCTAGCTTGATACAATCTTATAATTATTATTTACAAATGATGAGAGATGTAACAGGTTTAAATGAAGCAAGAGATGGCAGCACCCCAGATAAAAATGCATTAGTTGGTATACAAAAAATTGCAGCTGCAAATAGTAATACAGCCACAAGACATATATTACAAGGTGGTTTATATTTAACATTAAGAACTGCAGAAGCAGTATCATTAAGAATAGCAGATGTATTAGAATATTCAAATACAAAACAATCATTTATACAATCATTAGGTAAATTTGATATGGCTACATTAGCGGAAATAAATAATTTACATATACATGATTTTGGTATATTCTTAGAATTATCACCTGATGTAGAGGAAAAGCAATTGCTTGAAAACAATATTCAAATGGCAATTTCACAAAAGCAAATAGAATTAGAAGATGCTATTGATGTAAGAGAAATTAAAAATCTTAAACTAGCTAATCAATTATTAAAGCTTAGAAGAAAACAAAAGTTTGAAAAAGATAGACAATTGCAAATGCAAAATATTCAAGCACAGTCTCAGGCAAATGCTCAATCAGCACAAGCGGCAGCTGCAGCGGACATGCAAAAGCAGCAAGGTATTGCTGATAGCAAAGTAAAAATTGCACAAGCACAAACACAATTTGATATTCAAAAATTAGAAAGAGAAGCTGCAATTAAGAAAGAATTAATGGAATTTGAATTTCAATTGAATGTACAGCTTAAAGAAGCTGAAGCAGGTGTAATTAAAAATAAAGAGAAGTACAAAGAAGATCGTAAAGACGAACGAACAAAAATACAGGCTACTCAACAGAGCGAGCTTATAGACCAGAGAAAAACTGGTAAACCACCAAAAGATTTTGAATCCGCTGGATTTGATAACTTAGGTGGGTTTGGTTTAGAACAATTTGAACCAAGATAAATTTTTTAATAATTATATAATATTTTATTATGGCAGAAGAAATTAAAGTACAAGCTGTAGAGGCGGATGAACCCAAATCTATAGCACAAGAAGAACAAGAGGTGTTAGAAAACGCTGGCGTTACCGTAGAAGACGACGGTATGTACAAGATTGATCTAACAAAGTTTAACGAAAATCCACAAGAAGATGCCGTTCAAGAACAAGAAACAGAAGATGGCGTGCTACGCGGAAGCAGCGAGAATGAAGAAGCTGGGGAAGAAGCCGAAGTGGGACTGCAAGAAGTACGCGAAGAAGAAAGCCCGATAATAGAGGAGGTTACAGATGAAGCAGATACAGTTAACGATACAGGAGTGGAAGGAAGCGATGAAGTTGCCGAGCCCACACCGGAACAAGAAGAAATACTACAGGAAGAAAAAGCACAAGAACCAGAAATAAACTTACCTGAAAATATACAGGAATTAGTTAAATTTATGGAAGAGACTGGCGGAACTATAGAAGATTACGCTAGGTTAAATGCAGATTATTCTAATGTAGATGATGATACTCTGTTAGTTGAGTATTATAAACAAACTAAGCCGCATCTTTCATACGAAGAAATTCAATTTTTAATGGAAGATAAATTTTCAGTAGATGAGGATTTAGACGATGAAAGAAACGTGCGTAGAAAAAAATTAGCTCTTAAGGAGGAGGTTGCGAATGCTAAAAACTTTTTGACAGGGTTGAAGGATAAGTATTACAAAGAAGTCAAGTTGGGTTCTAAGTTACTACCGGAACAGCAAAAAGCTATAGAATTTTTTGGCCGCTATAATGACGAGCAAAAATCAGCTAATGAATTATTGGCGAAGCAAACATCACATTTTAAAAATGAAACTGATAAAGTATTTAACAATGAATTTAAAGGTTTTAATTTCAATGTTGGAGACAAGAAATATCGTTTTAATATTAAAGATGTTAATAAGGCGAAAGAAAATAGAAATTTATCAAATGTTTTTGATAAATATGTTGACAAAAATCAAATGATGGTTAACGCTAAAGACTTTCACAAATCCTTATTTGCCGCTTCAAATCCAGATGCTTTAGCAAAACATTTTTATGAGCAAGGTAAATCCGATGCAATAAAAGAAATGTCAGCAAACGCTAAGAATATTAACATGGACCCAAGAAAAACATCTGACGGTTATGTTGATACTGGCGGTGTTAAAGTTAAAGCAATTAGTGGAGATAATAGTTCAGGGTTGAAATTGAAACTTAAAAACTATTAATTAAACTTAAAAATTATTTAAAATGGCAAACGCAAGTTTTTCGTTGCCTAGTGAGTTTACTCCTTATGCGAGTAGAGTTGCTACAACGAGTAATTATTTAAATTTCCACGGTACTGGTGGGGCTAACTGGTCTCAGCAATATTTACCAGAGTTATATGCTCAGGAAGTGGAAAGATACGGGAACAGAAGTATTTCTTCTTTCCTAAGAATGGTAGGTGCAGAAATGCCTATGGCTTCTGATCAAGTTATTTGGTCTGAGCAAGGTAGACTACACTTAGCTTATGAAGGAGCTGCTATTGCAACAACGGGTGAAATTACTATTGCAAGTAGTGGAACACACGCTGTAAGAGTAGGTCAAACAGTATTAGTAAAAGGTGGTGGTGTTGCAAACCCAGTAAGATGTTATGTATCTGCAGTAAATGCTGCTAAAACAAAACTTACTGTAATTCCTTATTCTGGTGCTGCTACATTTGGAGCTTTAACAGGATTTGACGCTAATGCAACTGTTGATTTCTTTGTTTACGGTTCTGAATTTGTAAAAGGAGATGCTGCTATGGTAGGGGCTGTTACTCCAGAATTCCAATCATTTACTAACAAACCAATTATTTTAAAAGATAAATTTGAAATCTTTGGTTCTGATACTGCTCAAATTGGTTGGGTAGAAGTAAGTGGTGAAGCTGGACAAGCAGGTTACTTATGGTATCTAAAAGCTGAAGGTGACACAAGAGTAAGATTCGAGGATTATTTAGAAATGGCTATGGTTGAAGCAGAAAAATCTGTATCAGCTGGTGGTACTGATTCAATCCTAGGGGCTGCTTCTGGAACTGAAGGTTTATTCAAGGCGGTTGAGTCTAGAGGTATTGTTGCTACAAACGCATTTGATGTTGTAGGTGACGTTATTTCTGACTTTGACTTAATCTTAAAGGAATTAGATAAGCAAGGAGCTATTGAAGAAAACATGTTATTCTTAAATAGAGACGCTAATCTAAAAATGGATGACGCTCTAGCTGATATTTCTGCTGGATCTGCAGGTGGTACTGCTTTTGGTGTTTTTGAAAACTCAGAAGATATGGCACTTAACCTTGGATTTAGAGGATTTAGAAGAGGATCATACGATTTCTATAAGACTGACTGGAAATATTTAAATAACAAATCTACAAGAGGATTATTCGATGACATCAAGGGTATTATGGTGCCAGCTGGAACATCGTCTGTTTATGACCAAATTATGGGTAAAAACATTAGAAGACCTTTCTTACATGTAAGATATAGAGCTTCTGAGGCGGATGACAGAAGAATGAAATCTTGGATTACAGGTTCAGTAGGTGGAGCTGCTACAACAGGAGATGATAAGATGGAAGTACACTATTTATCAGAAAGATGTTTAGTAACTCAAGCTGCTAATAACTTTGTGTTATTTAAGTAACATTTATTAAAGGTAACGGGTGCTTCGGCACCCAGTGCCTTTTGTTTAATTTTTATTATATTATATCATGGCAAAAAAGAAAATAGCAGAGGTGGCTGTTGAAGAACCAGTAATGGTTGCTCCACCAAAAAAAGAAACAAATCCTAAGTGGGAATATAAAGATAGACAATATTATTTATTAGGTGATTCTCAACCTATAGTATTTATTCTTAAATCAAGAAATATTATGTGGTTTGATGATGACATGGGATATGAAAGAGAAATAAAATATACTTTAAATCAAAAAACACCATTTGTTGATGAGTTTAAAGGTAATTCAAGACTTGATCATATTATATTTAGAGATGGTGTATTATTTGTTCCTAAGGAAAAAGTTGTATTACAACAAATACTATCAAAATATCATCCAGATTTAAATCGTTTATATGCAGAAAGAAATAATGAAGCAGAAGCTGAAGAAGATTTAAATTATATGGAAATTGAATTTGATGCAATTCAAGCCGCAATGGCAATGGATATTGATCACGCAGAAGCAATAGTAAGGACAGAAGCGGGATCTAAGGTATCTAAGATGAGCTCTAAAGAAATTAAAAGAGATTTATTTATAATGGCTAGGAATAATCCACAATTGTTCTTAGAATTAGCAAATGATGAAAATATTAATATTAGAAATATAGGTATTAAAGCTGTAGAAACAGGTATAATAATTTTATCTAATGATAATAGAACTTTTAAGTGGGCTAAAAATGATAGAAAACTATTAACAGTACCGTTTGATGAAAACCCATATTCAGCATTAGCTGCATGGTTTAGAACAGACGAAGGTATTGAAGTTTTCCAAGTAGTAGAGAAAAAACTTAAATAAGTTGTTTATGGTGGTTAAGCCGCTATATGCGGCTTAATCATTATACAAAAAAAATATTATGGCAATATCAGTTGATAACGTATATAAAACAGTACTATCAATATTAAATAAAGAAGGAAGAGGTTATATTACACCTGAAGAATTTAATAAAATTGGATCACAAGTTCAACTTGATATACTAGATCAAAATTTTCATGATTACAATCGTGCAGTTGTAAAACATACAAGAGGCACGGCTGTTAATGGTTATGGCAATATACCTGAAAGAATAGAACAAAAGCTTGACCCTTTTTATGCATTTGCTGATATTACATTAAGTAATGGTGTTGGTACTTTACCAACTGACCTATATAGAACAATATCAATTAGCGTATCTAATAAAACATTAGAATTAGAAAAAGTTGATAAAAAAACATTATCTTACCTATTATCTTCACCTTTAACAAAACCAACAACATCATTTCCTGTATATTATCAGAGAGCAACAGATATTATTGTTGAGCCTGCCTTAACTGATGGAAGTTGGGCATTAGGTAATTTAAAACTTGAATATATTAAAACACCTGCCGATGTAGTATGGGCATACACATCTTCCGGTATTGGTGTATTAACATATTCAACAAGTACTGGTTCTGGTGTAACACCAACAACGGGTTATGTAGATTTTACATTACATGAATCTGATAGAGTACAATT